TCTGACCCCCTCCCCTAAAGGAGAGGGGAAACTAAGGTTCGCGGGGTACGCGGCGGTGTTCGACCGGCCGGACAAGGGCGGGGACATCGTGCGCAAGGGCGCGTTCCTGCGGGCGCTTCAGAAGGGCGGTGAAGTGCCGCTGTTGTGGCAACACAAGGCCGGCGCGGTGATCGGGCGGATCGAGCAGCTGCGCGAGGATGCGCGCGGGCTGCGGGTGATTGCGGCGGTGGGCGACGCGCGGGCGTCGCGGTTGCTCGGGAGCGGCAAGGTCGATGGGCTGAGCTTCGGCTATCGGGTGCGCGAGGCGAAGAGCGCAGGCGCCCATCGTGAGCTGATCGAGCTCGATTTGATTGAGGTCAGCCTGGTGGCGAACCCGATGCAGCCGCGGGCGCGGGTGCACGCGGTCCAGACCTAAACAATTCAGACGAAGGAAGAGAAGGCAGACCCCGGATCAAGTCCGGGGTGACGGTGAAGTGTTGCCCAAAGGAGAGAAGTGAATGGTGGAAGTGAAAGCGGATGTGCTCGAGGAGTCGTTCGAGCAGTTCGAAGAGGATGATGGCGTCGCGGCGCTCCGCGCGGAGTTGGAGCTGCTGAAGGCGAAGATCGCGAGCGGCGCGATCGCGGCCCAGCGGCCGGCGCTCGATGGCGTGAAGTCGGCTGAGGCGGCGAGCTTCGTCGACCAGTATCTTCGCCGCGGGATCGAAGCGGGACTGGAGACCAAGGCGATTGGGTCTTCGTCGGATGCGATTGGCGGTTATGCGGTGCCGGAAGAGATCGACCGGGTGATCGACGAGACGCTGGTGGCGATCTCGCCGATCCGGGCGATCGCCAATGTCGTGAAGGTCGGAAGCGCGGGCTATCGCAAGCTGATCGCGAGCGGCGGGACTCCGTCGGGCTGGGTCGGGTTCGAGGCGGCTCGGCCGGAAACCGGGACGCCGTCGTTTACCGAGGTGGTGCCGGCGAGTGGAGAGCTCTACGCCAATCCGGCCGCGTCGCAGCAGATGCTCGACGATGCGATGTTCGACGTCGAGAAGTGGCTTGCGCACGAGATCGCGACCGAGTTCGCGCGGGCCGAGGGCAAGGCGTTCGTCAGCGGTACGGGCGTGACGCAACCGCTCGGGTTCCTGAGCTCGCCCAATGCGGCGACGGTGGACTCGGCGCGGCCGATGGGGACGCTGCAGTTCATCGGCACCGGCGCGCCGGGCGCGTTCCCTGCGAGCAATCCGGCGGACAAGCTGATCGACCTCGTCCAGACTTTGCGCTCGCCCTACCGGCAGGGCGCGGTGTTCGTGATGAACTCGGCGACCGCGGCGGCGGTGCGCAAGTTCAAGACCGCGGACGGCGCGTTCATGTTCCAGCCGAGCCTGGCGGCGGGGCAGCCGGCGAGCCTGCTCGGTTATCCGCTGATCGAGGCGGAGGATATGCCGGACATCGCCGCGAACAGCCTGTCGATCGCGTTCGGCAACTTCAAGGCGGGCTATGTGATCGCCGAGCGCAATGCGACGACGATCCTGCGCGATCCCTACACGCACAAGCCGTACGTTCATTTCTACGCGACCAAGCGGATCGGCGGGCAGGTAGTCAATTCGGAAAGCATCAAGCTGCTGAAGTTCGCCTGACGCCAGAGGGGGCTCGTTGTCCCCTGCACCGGGCCCCCTCCACCATCCTTCGGGATGGTCCCCCTCCCCGTGCCGGGGAGGATCTGTTTCCATGACTTGAGGAGCCGCAATGGCGGACGCCTTTCAGCCGAGGTTCGTCGATCTCGTGCGCAACATCTCGACGACGGCCGGCACCGGGAATTTCATCCTCGGGCCGGCGGTCGCCGGCTACAACAGCTTCACCAGCGCGTGCGCGGTCGGCGACAGCTTCTATTATTCCGCGATCGGGCTCGACCGGCCGTCTGAGCGCGAGGTTGGCCGCGGCACGTTGCTCGCCGGCGGTGCGATCAGCCGCGATCCGATCGGCGGGGTGCGGACGAACTTCTCGAACGGGACCAAGTCGATCGCGCTGATTGCCGCGGCGGAGTGGTTCACGCAGGTGCAGGCCGGCGCCGGAGCGGCGGCGACTCGTTCCGCGCTGGCTGCGGTCGGGCCCAAGGGTCAGGCGGTGTTCCTGAGCGAGGCGGGCCGCGAGGGGCTGTTCCGGTTCGACCCATCGAACCTCGCGGCGAAAGTGGCGGCGGACGCCGACCAGGGATTTTACGTTGCGCCGCAGAACGATCCGACCGGTTCGTCGGGGGCCTGGGCGCGCCAATTCTCGGGTGCGGTGAACGCCGGCTGGTTCGGCATTTCCACGGCCAATCCGGGAGCGGCCAACAGCAGCGCCATCGCGGCGCTGTTCGCGGCCCTGAAGGCACGCGTGTCGCGGCCGGCCGATTTCAGCTTCTACGACGGGCTCGAGCCGGTCAACTTCGCGGCCGGCGAGTTCAATTTCGCGTCGACGATCGAGCTCAGCGACGGGACTTTCACGATCGAGGGCGCAGGCGTCGCCGACGGCGCCGGGACGACGTTCAAGTTCCCCGCCGGAGTGACCGGCATCCGGGTCCAGCGGTTCAACACCAGCGGGGTCAGCGCCACCCGCGCGCCGGCGGTCGGTGCCGACCGCTCGATCATCCGCAACCTGAGGCTGCGCGGCGGTTATGCGGGAACCGAAGCCGAGTGCCACGGCATCCACCTGCGGGCGTCGGCCATCCTCGACAATGTGATCGTCACCACCTTCGAGGGGGACGGAATCTATATCAATGCCGTTGCCGGATCGGCGACGGTCGAAGGCAACGCCAACCTGTTCTCGTTCCGCAAGGTGCGCTGCGTGCAGAACCGCAACGGCTTCTTCATCGACGGCGACAACGACAATGCCGGGATCCTCCACGGCTGCGACGCCTCGGCGAACCGGCAGTGGGGATTCTGGGATTCGTCATTCCTCGGCAACACCTATGTCGGGTGCCACTCGGACTCGAATGGGCTCACTGCCGGAACGATCGCGTCCGTCGTGACGCAAGGCGGGAATCGCTATTGCGTGAAGGTCGGCCAGGAGGTGGGCGCGGCGTCGAACTCCCCGACGGGCACAGCCAGCGACAACGGCTGGTGGTATTTCATGGGTTCGGGCGGCGCCGATTCAGCGAACAACATCGTCGCCTGGTCGAGCGGGATGACGCTCCGCACCGGCGGCTCCTATCGGACCGACGATCCCAACGCCCAGACCGTGCTGGTGGGCTGCTATCACGAGAGCGGGCAGGGGTTCGCGCAGCTGACCGCGCCGACGCTGGTTCTGGGCGGGATGATGAGCCCCTGCGTAAGGGGCGTGTCAGTGCTTTGCGGCGGCACCAACATCAGCTCGACCGGCGGGATCACTGCGGCCGGTTCGCTGGTCGCGCTCGGCAATTCGCACAACCTTGGGCCACAGGCGGGCCTCGCGACCGACACCACATTCTACCTCGACCACACCAATAGCTATGCCGGGTTCCAGAGCCGCTACTGGAATGGCGGGCCGACCAACGTCGCAAGCGTCCTCTACGTCCACGGTTTCGGGACCATCCACGACGTCCAGAACGCGGGATGGGCGCACCGCTTCCGCGTCAACGGCGCCGGCATCGTGAACATGGATTCCGCCGGCATGGACATCCAGGCGGGCAAGGTCCTCAAGGTCAACGGGACGCAAGTCGTTGCGGCTCAGCAGACCCCGATCGCGAACGATGCCTCCGGCGCCCCCAACCAGGGCACGGTCAACGGCATCCTGTCGGCGCTTCGCGCGCACGGCCTCATTGCTTCATAGCCCAGAGATAGAGGTTCGCGGGATTGTGGAAGCGCGTGATGGGCCGCGCGAGGTCCTTCGGTGAAAGCGAGCGGAAGGAATAGAGATGCCGAAGCGAGGGGCGCACCTCTTTCAGCCCGACCCGGTGGATGAGCTCGCGCAAGGACCGATGGTTGAAGCTGTTGACGTGCTCAAACGGATGGAAGGGCATGATGTGCCGATAGTCGCGGCGCTGCAGCTCACGAATGACCCGGCGCCGGCTGTTGGGCAGCGAGAGCTTGATGACGCCGCGAAGAGACGGCGCGAGCTGGCTGAGCAAATCGAGCGGCTCGGCGACATGCTCCAGAACCTGTTCGAGGTTGATGACGTCGAACTGGTGGGATGCGATTTCGGCGTCAGCGATGACGCGAATGCCTTGCTTCGCGACCCAGTCGGCACGGTGGGGAGCGAGCTCGGTCGCGAAGGCGTGGTGGCCGAGCTTTCGGGCCGAAATGGGCCAGGCGCCCCAACCGGTGCCGTAGTCGAGGACCTGGAGCCGCGGCTTGTGAAGGAAGGCGGATAGGGAAAGTAGCTCATGCGTGTCCCCGGCGTGCTCAGGAATCGGCACGTCGACCTCAGGCCGAGCAAGGCCCGAGTAGAGGTCGGCCATCAGCTCGGGATCGGCGACGAAGCGCTGAAAGATGAGGTCGCAATCGAGGCACTCGTCGAGCTGGTAGGTCCCTTCATAAGGCTCGCGCCGGTAGAAGGTTCGAAGAAAGTCCCCGAGCGGGCCTTCGTGAAATTTGGCCGTCATGAGGGTTCGCGACCGGCCGCTCTTGCAGGCTGGGCAGCAATCGCGCTCGACGAACATCATCGTCCGCCTCTCTAACAGAGGAGATTAGCCATGGAAGCGTTCGAACCGCCGCTCCTCAGCGGAGGGGCGGCATGAGCATTGGCGCGCAAAGCATCGGCGAAGCGCCGGTTGCGGCGCAGGCCGACCGAAGCGTCAGCAATCGCGGAACGCCGCCACGCAAACGCACCATCATCGTCCAGCCGGACAGGGTCGCTCAGCCGGAAGCGCGCTGAGCCAAGCAACGGAAGAGACCAATGACACTGCTTTTGAAGGACCCTTCGGCGGTTCTCGATTATGCCATCGATTGGGGCGTCGATTATCTCGACGACGACGACATCCTGATGGAAAGCGTCTGGGCGGTCGAGCCCGACGAGACCGGCGGTGTCGAGATCGTGAACAGCAGCCTCGGCGATCGGGTGTCGACGGTCCAGGCCAGCGGTGGGACAGCCGGGCGGCTGTATCGGCTGTCGAACAGGGTCGTTACCCAGTCGGGGCGCACCGACGACCGGTCGATCGTGCTTCGCGTGGAGAAGCGCTGATGGCGACGCCGGCCGAGCCGATCGTCACCATGAGCGAGGCGCAGGCCTACGTCCGCATCGAGACGGGCGAGGAGGAAGCGCTTGTGGCGGGTCTGATCCGCACCGCGAGTGCGATTTGCGAAGCATTCATCAACCAGGTGGTCGTCGCGCGCGAATTCGAGCTCGACTTGCCGGCAAGTGGAGCCTGGGAGCGGCTGCCAATCACGCCGGTGCGGTCGATGACGACGGTGGCCGCCGTCGATGCCGCCGGTGTCGTCACGCCGCTGGACAGCGGTGGATACGCGCTCGACGTGG